TTCTGCTTTCCGGCCGCAATGAGGTTTTCGAACACCTCAAGCCCAACACGGGAGGCATGGACAGCCGACTGATTAACCGTCATCGAGCAATGTGGATCAACGATCACGCCTGCACGAACAGTCGGCTGGTCTTGGACACCATGTATCGCGGTGCCGGCATTGCCTACCGCATGCAGAACCTCATGATGCGAATGACAGGCTGCCAAGTCGTTGAGTTCCAGTCATCCATGTCCAAGTTCAACCCCTTCGCGGGCAAGGCAGGTATTCGGTTCACCAAACCGCGCCGCTCTGCCAAGTTCGAGAAGGGTGTCGAGTTCTTCCGTCGCTGGTTCGAATCGAACCCTTCGGATTACGTCGGCATCATGAAAGAGATTGAGGACATGCCCAAGGCGGTGCGCGAGAAGTGCGTCGCCGAAATGCGAAAGTTCTACTACGCATCGTCCGCGCTGGAAAAGACAGGCAACGCCCGTATGCGCGGCGTTGAACGGTCGGAGACGATGGAGGTTGGACACCTTCTGAAATCGCTCCAGCAGTTGACGTTGGCTAGTCCGCTGTACGGGGTTTATCTGAACCCCGATGCAAGCCCTGAAAAAGCCAAGTCGATGCTCCCACCTCGACTGCCCCTGTTGGCATTCGATTATCAGCCTACGGACGCGCCGCTCGACCTGTCGAAGCTGCCGCAACAGTACCGCTGACACGCAAAGGTTGAAGCCATGCACCTTACATACAAACAAATTGAACTTCTGAAGGTGGTGAACGCCGGCAACCCGACGGCACCCCAACCGATCTGGACGAACTGATCGAGCGCGTTTCGTACAAGCCGACCAAGCAGTCCATCCAATTCTCCATCCGAGCTTTGATTGCTCACGGCTTGATTGAGAAGGGAACCACTGAGAAACGACGGGTCCGAATGCGGGCGATCATCAAGATCACACCTGCCGGCGCCACCATGATGGGCGAAACAACTTCATCGGGGCCGAGCTTCGTCACCAGCGTGGAAGAAGATGAGACTTTTCAAGAGCTTGAAGAGTTTCTGGAGCCGTGACGTTGCTTTCGGGACCGTCACGGGGAAAACGACTCCCACGTTAATATAGATAGATAAATAAAGAATGAATCAATGTAATGATGTAAATGTCGCGGGACAAAAATTCCCCCAGAACGGGGAAGACCTCGACACGCGCATCGCTCGGCTCCTGGGGCTGCGGGCGGAAGTGCAGGACGAGATCATGAAGGTCTGGCCCTGGGACGTGGCGCCTGACGAGTCCAATTGGTCTGTCGGTACTCGATATACCAAGGAACCAGCAAAGACGGCTGAACTGCTCGCAGAACGCGGCATTCAGCACTTCATTCGCAACAAGGGTCCGGTGGTCTTCTGCGTCTTCGGCGCAGGAGGGTGGCTGGACGAGACTCCGCTATTCGAGAACGAAGATGACGCGCTCGCCGCAGCTCTTTGGATGGTTCTCGTAAATAAGTCACGAATGACTTGAATATGCGAAGTCTTTCCACTACACTTGGCGCCAATCGAGCTTTCTCCTCGGGGCGTCTTCTCCAACGCCCTTTTTTTTTCGACCGCGAAAGGCTCGAAATGACAGAAGAAGTAATCAAAAAGAAAAAGCCGAAGCCTCGTAAGAACTCGCCCCGCATGTCTGCTCGCAAGTGGGCGGAAGCCGAAGCTCTGTGGGAGGCCGGCGAGATCACAGTTAATGAATTGGCGACCAAGTTCGGTTTGAGTCGCCAGGCGTTTCAACGCCACTTCAAAGCCCACGGTGTCGTGTTCGGCTCTAAGAAGGTCGAGCTGAAGAAAGCCGTTTCTGAAGGCGTGACGAAAGCAGTTCAAGAGGACGCACAAATCCTCGCAGCTCGCATTAAAGAGACGAAGGAAGAGCATTACAAGATGGCTTCCGGTCTGGCGAAGCTGACTTGGGCGGAGATTCTCAAAGCGAAGCAAGACAGCGTGCCTGTGGGCACCGCGATCATGAACCTGAAGGCGCTGGACACAGCGGCATCGGTTCTGAAGAAGACACGCGAGGAGCGTTACGCAGTCCTGGGTCTGGACAAAGACGCAGTGGACGAAAACGACGTGCCGGAACTGGTGATCTCGGAACTGACCGCAGATCAGATCGAGGCATTGCGCAACCGCAGCTTCCAAGAGATTGACGAGAC